GGATTAAATAAGAAAAATTAATTATGCAAGATATACTTATAGGTGATAACTTTTTCTCTCACCCCGAGCTAATCCGTGAGTTAGCACTCAGTTATAATGATTATAAACACTCAGAAGAACATAAAGGAGAAGTTGGGTGGAAAGGATGGAGAACTCCAGCCCCTCAGGCAATCAATGAGGGTATATGGGATGTAATGACCAGAGCATATCGAATAGATGAGAAGGATTTTGTATGCACACCTTACTTCCATATTGCCTACGAGGACACTAAGGGATATTGTGATTTCCCTAATGCGAAATGGCACGTGGATTCGAGTGATTATGCAGGGATTGTATATCTAAATGAAGACCCACCTAAGGAAAGTGGAACCTGTTTGATAAATGGTACAGAAAATGAAATCATAACAGTTGATAATGTATTCAATAGATTACTTGCATATCCCTCTCACTACTACCACGCACCCGAAGACTTATTCGGAGACAGTAAGGATAAGGAGAGCGGCCGCATGACTCTCACATTTTTTATATGGGCAAACAATAATCCACATAAGCATCAAGCAATAAACTGGATGAGACTTATGGAGACTGAAAATTGAGAAAATCATACATACCTTTGTATGGTTTGTACGGGAAGCTCTAACGTCATAACGGGAAACCAGTTAAAAAAGCGTCACATACCCTCGACTAGAGGGTTTTTTTGTGTTATAATAAGTGTACGTTATGAGAATTTGATGCAATTAAGACCACACCAACAGGATGCCCTCGATTCAATGGAGAAGCATGATAAGGGACAAATCATTGTACCTACAGGTGGTGGTAAGACTATCTGTATGATACATGATGCAATGAGAGAGTTCGCAAAGTTCCCTCAGCATACCATAGTGGTCGTTGCACCTCGTATCCTACTAGCAAATCAGTTAAGTGCAGAGTTCCTAGAGTTCATCACAGATCCCGAAGTGGATGTGATGCACGTGCATAGTGGAGAGACACATCATTTCAGCACTACTAAGGTAGATGAAATCCGTGAGTTCAACTTCCATAATGCTAACAATGGTAGAAATCAGTTAATATTCACAACATATCATTCTTTACATAGAATAGTTGAAAGCAACATCACGATTGATACAGTATATTTTGATGAAGCACACAACAGTACACAGAGAAACTTCTTTGTGCCGACACAGGAACTCGCAACAAGTATATTCACACGTGCCTACTTCTTTACTGCAACCCCTAAGCATAGTCTCACACCTGCTAGGGCTGGTATGAATGACTCTAAGGTATATGGAGAGGTAATCTGCAATGTACCTGCTCCAAAGTTAGTCAGAGAGGGTTACATACTACCACCAAAGGTTGAGATATACCAATCTAGAATCTTGAAAAAAGATGAGTTGGTTGCTGATCGTGATTGTGAGCAAATGATAGGTGCTATTGATAACCTTAAAAAAGATAAGGTATTGATATGTGCTAAGTCAACCGCACAGATTATCAATCTACTCTACCACACACCATTTACTCAGCAACTTGCATGGGGTAATTTCTCATGGATGACCATAACATCTAAAACAGGTGCTATAATAGACGGAGAGAAGGTCGATAGAGAGACTTTCTTTGATACTCTTAATGAGTGGGGAAGAGATCCTGAGAAGAAATTTGTTGTGTTACATCATAGCATATTATCTGAAGGTATCAACGTAAATGGTCTTGAAGCGGTCTTGTTCATGAGATCTATGGATTACATAGGTATCTCTCAAACAATAGGTCGTGTAATCCGTAAGGGCGATGCAGACAAAGTGTTTGGTCTTGTATGCGTACCAGTTTATTCAAATGTAGGTATCACTACTGCACGTAAGGTGCAGAATGTTGTTGATACAATATTCAACAAAGGAGAGCCTGCTATTTCAACAGTAAGAAAATGACTTCATCAATAGTATTAGTTACAGGTGGTTTTGATCCATTACATAGTGGACATATTGCCTATTTTAAATCAGCAAAAGCAATCGCACCATTGAGTCCACTCGCTGTCGGACTCAATTCCGATCAATGGTTAGCAAACAAGAAAGGTAAACCATTCATGCCCTTAGAGGAGAGAATAACAATCGTCAGAGAATTGAAAATGATTGATGTTGTGATTGAGTATGATGATAGTGATGGAACCAGTAATCGTGCTATTGAACAACTATTAGAAATATATGATAAGGTTATCTTTGCAAATGGTGGAGATAGACACAATGAGAATGTACCAGAGTATGAGAAGTTCAAAGATAATCCTAACGTGATCTTCCGATGGGCTGTTGGTGGTCTTAACAAGAAGAACAGTAGTTCATGGATACTTAATGATTGGGATAACAAATGAATAGTGAATTGCTATTGAAAATATACATGAAGGCAAAAGAGAAACCACTTGCTAAACCAGTAAGGAAACATTATAATGTGGTTACGTATGGTTAAATAGATGAATATTTTTGTAACTGACCCATCTCCCTATAAATCTGCACAGGTACTACCTGATAAGCATATCGTCAAGATGCCCTTAGAAACTTGTCAAATGCTTTCTATTGTTGCATCTGATAAATGGGGTCATGGATTTGGTAAGTTACCAAAGAAGGGTGGTGGTTTCTACAAAACAGAGAGAGGTGCATTTCGTAATCATCCCTGTACTATATGGGCTCAGACTAACTTCTATTGGTTAATAGAACATGGTCTTGCTCTATGTTCAGAGTACACATACAGATATAACAAAGTTCATACTTGTCAATATACTATTGAGTATGCTGATATGACGTTTCCATCTTGCCCAGCCCCAGTATCATTTGTATTTGCAGGGTTTGATGAGTTTAAGTATGATAATAGTATTGATACCTTTACCAAGTACAAAAGATATATCAATGCTAAGCCATGGGTCAAGGACAACTATCTTAGAAAACCAGAGAGAAAACCTGATTGGATAACATGAGAGATTTAATATTATTTGGAGATTGTAGAGATACACTCACACAATTTGATGAGAAGGCAAGATGTTGTGTTACATCCCCACCTTACTATGGACTCAGGAACTATGGGGATGAGGAGAATCAAATCGGACATGAACAAACACCTGAGGAATATGTTGATGAAATGGTCAAGGTATTCAGATTGGTTCGAGAATGTCTAACTGATGATGGTACTGTATGGTTAAACATAGGGGATAGTTATTATAACTATAGACCTGGTAAAGGTCAAGCACTTTCTAAACAAACACTAGCAAAGAATGATCAAGACCTACCTAGTAAATGTGCAAGGAGAGGTAATAAACTAGATGGATTGAAAGAGAAGGACTTGATTGGTATTCCTTGGCTTCTTGCCTTTGCCCTGAGGGCTGATGGTTGGTACTTAAGACAAGATATTATCTGGAATAAACCTAATCCCATGCCCGAAAGTGTAAGAGATAGATGTACTAAATCACATGAATACATATTCTTATTAAGTAAGAGTCAGAACTATTACTTTGATGTAGATGCTATCAAAGAACCTACAAGAAGAAAGAGATCAGTATGGGATATAACTAAGAAACCATACAAAGATGCCCATTTTGCTGTATTCCCACCTGATTTGATTGAACCCTGTATCAAGGCTGGTAGTGAGAGAGGAGATATAATCCTCGATCCATTTATGGGATCAGGAACTACTGCTATGGTATCTAAACAGTTAGGAAGAGACTACATAGGTTGCGAATTACATGAAGAGTATGGTAAACTAATACAAGATAGACTACAACCATACCATAATCCCTTAGAGAAGTTTTATGAAAAAAGTTGAAAGACATAAGTATGATGGAGATACGATCATAGCAACCAGAACACTTGAGTTCGATCCATTTCCTTATGAGTACATAAAGGATGTGATGAAGAAGATTGAGTGTTACCTTACACCTGACTTATTAAAACACAAGAAATTGAAATATCCTGAGGATGTTATCAAATACAGATTTTATGGACATTGCTATCATTCATCACAGGCACTATTCTTCATGATGGACACAGATAAGTTGAAACCTTATAGTGGAGTTGATTGGAGAGAAGAAAAGCATTGGTGGTTACAGGATGGAGATACAAT